ATCAGCATCATAAGCAGCAGCATAAGCAGCATCAGCATCATAAGCAGCAGCATAAGCAGCATCAGCATCATAAGCAGCAGCATAAGCAGCATCAGCATCATAAGCAGCAGCATAAGCAGCATCAGCAGCATAAGCAGCATTAGCAGCAGCCTTTACTTCTTTAAGAGTAGCCTCACCTTTTACCCATTTTTCAGCAGCCTCAATAGCTCTTAAAGGTCTTAATTCTCCAGCAGGAACGTATTTGAGTGACAGCCTTGCACATTTACAGACAGTTAAAACGAGTTGTTTTCTTTTTTCATCTTCTGCCCTGCCGCTTAATCTTCCAATAAGCCAAAGCATCCAGTCGCCACGCTCGCAGTTGTCCCATAGTTCTTGTGATGTTTTATAATTCATCGCATCTTTCAGTGATTCACCACAAGCATTTAGTTTTTTGATACGTTTGATATAATCGTTGATTTCCATTTTAGCCTTCCTTTCAAACAAACAATATTAAATAATTTACGCTACAAGGACTATATTGGCATTACTTACACATGTCAACACATTTTTTTGTATATTTTAATATTTTTTTTATCCTCACTATTAGGCTAAAAACAAGGATTTTCCCTTGAAAAGTGTAAACTGATTACAAGATTGTAAAAAACTTCAGTTATTTTGTTATAAATAGCAATAAAACTTGATTATTAAAGAATTAAAGTTACAATATGTGCTATGGATTCAAGACTCAGAGCTATCCTGCTGGCAGTTGAAGACATTAACAAGTCACTATTATGCTTGAGAGATGATGATGCGACAAGCGATCTCATCGATGCAGTCAACGCTGTAGCAGGGGATATCTCAGATATGGAAGCTGGGTCATTAAGATTATTGAGAGATGAAATGAATTAGGGGATTAACAGATGGAAGCAGCCAGAGATAAGGGTCAGCCGACTAAATACAAACCAGAGTATTGCCAAGCAATCATAGACTGGTTCAATGTAGATCCCTGGGAGGTAGTAGATATACCCCACGAAAGCAAGCACCCAGTCATGGTAGAAGATCCTGACGGTGATATGATAGCAACATCCAGCATACTATATGTAGAACACCAAAGAGTATACAAGCGTAAACCTTCTGTTATTGGGTTCGCTAAGAGCATAAGTGTATGTACCAAAACAGTTTACAACTGGATAGACCCTAGTCACGACTCATATCAGGAAGATTTCTTACGTGCTTTTGAAGAAGCGAAGGAGTTTGAGAAGGCTTGGTTAAATGATGTAGGTATGTCTGGTGTTGGTTCAGCAGCCTATGTGAAGTTCCTTGCAGTCAACTGTACTGATATGGCAGACAAGTCAGAACTGGATCACAACGTGTCATCAATTACTGATATCCTAGCTATAATGTCGGGGAGTAAGAATGGCAGCAACTCAGCAAAAACAGATGCTTAAGGTTAAGCAGTGGATCAAGTCCTACCGCAAGGATCCTGCGGGGTTTCTGCATAATGTTCTGGGGATACCTGAAGAGCATATTTGGGATGGTATGACTAAGATCCTTGAAAGCATACGGGATAATCAATTTACAGCAATACGAGCAGGTCACTCTGTGTCAAAAACTTTTACTATGGGCAGAGTAGTACCCTGGTTCAAGATATGTTATCAGCCTTCCACAGTTATAACAACAGCTCCAAGCGACAACCAGGTGAGAAATCAGTTGTGGCGAGAGATCCACTCAGCCATAGCTGGTTCACAGATTACACTAGGTGGTAAGATAACAGCATTGGGTTGGGACGTTAAGCCATCAGCCGAGTGTCTGGAGAACCTGGAACCCAAGCAGAGAGAAGCATGGGAGAAGAACTTTGCGATTGGATTTGCTACAAGTCCTGACTTGGCTACAGAAAACTGCACTAAGATGCAGGGATGGCATAATGAGTATCTCCTGATAGTTATCGATGAAGCCTGTGGTATCATGCCACAGATATGGCGTACGATTATAGAATCGCTGGTTATTGACGAAAGATGTAAAGTGGTTGCAATCGGTAATCCTACTGATCCTGAGTGTGAGTTTGCCAAGGCTTGTCACAGTTCTGATCTGACATTACAGGAAGGCCATGATACATATACATCTGATCTCGGCTGGAATGTGGTTACAGTTGCCGGTACAGACACGCCAAACTATAAGCAAGATAAGAGAGTGATCCCCGGACTAGCAAGCAGAGCGTTTGTTGAGAGGATCGTAAAGAAGTATGGTGCTGATGGTGATGGCACCAGATATCGTGTTAAAGGTTTATTTCCTACGAGAAAAGAGGGAACATACTATGGATTCAAACTTGCAGCCTGCAAAAAAGAAGGACGAATCGGACTTTATCCTTGGGATGAGACAGCGCCTGTCTACACCTTCAGCGATACGGGTGATATGTACACAGCCACAGTCTTTGCCCAGTTTATACGAGGAAAGATCCAGGTCATCGATGATTACTGGGACAATGAAGGACTCGGAATCCCAGCATGGTGTACTATGTGCAATGGAAAGCCTTACACCTACGGTGGGCACTTCTCCGGCCCTGAGATGGCATACGGCACCGCAGGAAGATCGCAGACTGGTAGAAGCACACAGGACATAGCAGCGAACCTTGGTTACTATTTCCAGCCGGTTATTAAACATGCATTCGATGATGGCATTGAAGCAGGACGAGCAGTCTTTGGTAGGATCCTGATCAACAAGGAATCGTGCAAGACTTATGTATCAGCCCTTAGTGGTTATGGAAAGAAGAAACACGCAGCACTCAGTACGGATGAAGAGACAGTATATCATGATATGCCAGCTAAGACATGGCACCGACACATGGCCGATGCTCATAGGCATATGGCTATAGCGTATCAGTATATGGAGATTGGAAATGAATATTTAGGTCAACCACAAGCACCTGCATCATCAATATCTGCTATTGGCAGTGATTGTGCTAGCTTGTTGGATTGTTAAGGAGATTATATATGTCAAGTGGTGGTGGAAACAAAGCAAAACTTCCAGACCCAGCACCAGTACCCATTGAGGTTGATGCTAAGAAGGCACAAGAAGATGTAAAGAAGAGACTTGACAAAGCCAAAGGTAGATCAAGTACTGCTGCTGCTGGATTTCTTTCAACTCCTCCAATGGTAAGCAACCTTGCATTGACAGATACGTTAGGATAATTATATGGTAGATCTAAGCAAAAAATCAGATGTTATGAAGGTTAAATACATCTTGGCGATGCATAGCCAGTTGAAGGCAGATCGTAAAGACTTTGAGCCATTGATGTCATCTATCGAAGGTATATTCTCTCCCAGGTCATACAATCTTCTGAAGGATGGCAGTAAGATTACTGATGGTGCAGCTGTGTACGACTCGATCCCTGAAGCAGCTAAGAACAAGTTTATCCGAGGTGTATGTGGTTATCTGGTATCTCGGCAGCCTTGGTGGTTGCGGATGACAGTTGCTAAGCAGAAGATGATGGCAAGCGATAAGGTAAAGACATTCCTGGATGAATACAATGAGCAGCTGAAGTATTCCTTTAGTCAGTCAAACTTCTATAGCGCCTTACCGCATTGTGTTGAGGATGGTATTACAACTGGGCCTGGTATCTTAGTACCTGAGTATGATGAGATCAAGCATAAGGTATATTACAAGCCTAAGAGCCATTGGCAGGTATGGATAGCAGTTGACGAATACAATAGGCCTTATGTCTATCACGAGGAGTTGCAGTTCAGTGCTGCTGATGCCCTGGAGAAGTTCGGCCCTGATGAGATGCCTGCATCACTGGTAGCTGCTGCTGAAGGTAGAAGAGGTAATCCCTTGACAAAGTACGACTTCCTCTATGCAATCTACAAGAATCCGAATTACGATGCTGACAGCGTCAGACCTGAAGATATGAAATATATCGGTTATTACATCTGTCTATCCAAAGCCAAGAATGGCAAGAGTGGACTGTGTGAAGAGCTTGGCAGGCCTTGGTTCCCATTATGCTTAAGGATCAACGCAAAGCATGGTTTTGCCTATAACACACACAGGACGATGGCAGCTGAAGCATTGACTGAGTCTAAGCTGGGCAATTCACTTGGCAAGGCTAAGTTTGAAGCTGCACACAAGTCTGTTAATCCTCCGCTGACAGGCCCTGTTGGTCTAATGCATAAGATTAACCGCAATGCTGGTGGCTACACTCCTATGGGGCCACAGGATCGTGAGAGAGTGCAGATGTTGGCAGAGCAATTGAACTGGCCGATCACAGAAGCTGAAGAAGCAGCTCGTAATAAACGCATCGAGGATCATTTCTTTGTACGGTTCTTTGAGCTACTGAGCCAGGACGATCTACCACAGATGACAGCTTACCAGGCATCTCAGATGGGTGGCGAGAAGGCTATTCTGATGGGGCCTATAACTGAGCCGATAGAAGAGCAGATATTAACTGATGCTGCAGGTATTCAGGCATTTACAGAGACTAATGCAGGATTGATGCCAGATCCACCAGATGAGCTATTTGAGCAGTTTGACAACAAGGGTAACAGGAGCAACTCAGTTAAGCTGATCACTGAGTTTGATGGGCCATTGACGCAGCTAAGACGTAACCTGTTGACAAGTAAAGGCACTATGACCGGTCTTGGTATCATTGGTGAGATTACTAAGATATTCCCAAGAGCAGCCCGCAAGATCAAGGATCTTGAGTTGCTTGAGGATATGTCGGTAGAGTCAGGTGCTAAGCAGAAGTGGTTCAGATCTGACGAAGAGATGGAAGAACTGGACAGGATTGCAGCAGAGCAGGAAGCAGCTCAAGCCGAGCAGGAGCAAATGCTTGAGATGGCGAAGGTAGCACCTGGAATAGCTAACACAGCAGTTGATCCCGATAGTATACTGAGCAACCTTGCAGCAAATGGAGGTGCATTACAATGATAGTAATGGAGCCAGATGTCTGGATTGAATGCCATAGAGAGCCTGATGAGCTAATGAAGAAGGGGTTTTACTTCATAGTCAATAAGGTTACGGAGCTTTTGAAACAGAACAATGGAAAACTATTGGTGATCCAGACGTATCGGGATGAAGAAACTAATGAACTCGTATTTGAATATAAAATGTAAGGAGTAGTACAATGGCAAGTGAATTAAGTCGTGAAGAACTGGTTGATTGTGAGCTAAAGCTGAGATCTATAGTCAAGCGTGATGGTGGTTATCGTAAAGGCGTCACAGCATATGACAATAAAACAGCCAGGGCCATGCGTGAGAAGCTTGGCAGGAAGTCGTTGAAGTGGGATACTGAACTGGTAGAGGTTGCTAGTCAGAAGAGAAAACTGATCAAGACTCGTAAAGTGTAAACTGATTACAGAATTTATTTAAGGAGATTGAAGATGGCAGTAGAGAAAACAGTAGAGCAGCAGTTGGCAGTAGCTAAGTCGCAGCTGAAGCAAGAGCAGATGAAGAATACATCGCTGGAGACTAGGCTGAGAAGTCAGTCAGGTGTTAAGATACCTACAGCTGCACAGCTTAAGAATCCGAAACCATTCCAACTGACTAGGGATGAGCAGCTTCGTGCGGATCTAAATACAGCATTGAATATGACACCAGAGCAGATAGCAAAGATCAGATCAGATCTGGCTGCACGAATTGATGAAGGTGAGGATATGAATGAACTGGTTGCTGGTAACAAGATGCCAGAACTCAGATTCCTCATCGCTTTGGAAGTAGAGCTTCGCAAGTATGTTAAGCGAGGCAAGCGTAAGATGAGAACTGATGATGGCTCAGGCACAAAGGTTGTAGAGCTTAAGCCTGGATTCAAAAAGGGCTTGTCTAAACCGCTGAGAGACTTTGCTGGCGAGATCATGAAGCTTCTTGGACGCAAGGAACTCGTATGGGATGAAAGCGTTCCGGTACCTGGAGCTGAAAGGTTTGAGATCAATGGCTAAAGAATGGTTCAATAAAATAGGTGATATGACCGACAGTGAGCGAAGGCAGATGCTGATAGCTTACCGTAACGTCTTTTTCAGGACAGACGATGGCAAGCATGTGACCTGTCACTTAAAGACAGTTCTAGAGTCATCAGACGCTGAAGGCACAGCAGACGAGCAAATGGTAGCCCGTAGGCTGTTTGAGTTTATAATGGACTGCTGTGGTGTTGTTGACAACCTTAAGATCGTTGAGGCGATGCAGGACGTAGCAGACAAGTATGTTGTTGAACAAAGAGAACCAGAGAAATTACTTTAAAGGAGATTGGAAATGCCAGATTTAGATGTAGATATTGATGTTGGAGATGCTGGAGATGGTGATGCGAACATTGTTGATCATAGCTTAATGGTTGGTGCCGATGGAAACTTTACTGAGGACTTCAGTAATAATCTACCGGGCTTCCTTGACAAAGAAACTTTGACCAAAGAAGATGGATCACCTATCAAGATGTTTGAGAATACGCCAAGCATGAAGAGCCTGGTCAAGATGGCTTATGACTCTAAGACAGCACTCAACAAGAAGATGGACAATGTTATTCAGAAACCTGGAGAGAATGCTACTGATGAAGACATAGCAACCTATATGGGTGAGATCGATGCTGCTCGTGGTGTTCCTACTGAAGCTCAGAACTATGAGTTTCCACTAGCTGAAGGTGAGACTGAGGAAACACTTTACACTCCGGAGCATATTGAGGGGTATAAGAAGTTTGCACATGATAACCATATACCGGCAGATGTATTTGGCAAGTTTGTATTGCTGAACAAACAGCTGGCTAAACAGACTGAGGATCATGTCAAGCAGCAGATCGCTGATGCAGAGACTAAGGTTATCAATGAGCTGAAGGAGAAGAATCCTGGCGAGGGTATGGTTGTAGCCGGCAAGCAGGTGTTTAATGCTCTGAGTAAGTTTAATAAGAACAACCCGGCATTTCTGGAGAAGATGAAGGAAGCTGGAGTGTTTGAGAATCCTAGTGATATGCAGCGATGGAAGAATGCTGGTGTAACACCTCAGAACTTCCAGGCTTGGCATGGGATCGCTCAAGAGCTTAAGATAAGCCATTCAACCGATGGCAGTGGATCAGCGGGCGGTGGTGGCAGTGGTGACCTCTCAACACTACTTCCAAAATCAGCTGCATCTTTAGGGGTGAAGGGTTAAGATGCCTACTGTAAAGATAAAAAAACAAACTGGCAAGAGAAGTAAACATGTTCCTGCTCAAGCTGCTTACAGCGAGGATCATATCAGGGCTGCACTAATGAGCATCCTTGAGAGTACAGGCCCTGTTGTAATCAACGAGAGTCAGTTATCTGGAATGCTCACTCGTAGATCTGATCTGATAGTCAAGCACAACACTGTGACTGACCAGATGTACTTTGCGATCAGGCCCAAGGAGGTAATAGACGAACCAAAGCTTATCTTGCCCTAAGAATCATAATCAGCTTATTCATGGAAACATGAACCTGATGCTCGGCTAAAGAGGCCACGCCATAGCAAGGCGGTAAAGTGTCAGGAGAACCCAGTAGTTTATGGACTATTCTCCGCAACAGTGAAAGTAAATAGAAACTTATTTTAATTAGGAGAATAGTACAATGGCAGAACTTAGTGTAACAAGTTATATCTCCGCTGTAGATCTAGCTAACAAAGAGAACAACGGTAATCTGTTGCCTCTCATCAACATGCTGGGCCAACAGTTGGAGATCATTGGAGATGCATCGTGGGAAGAGTGCAACGATGGCACATCTCACAAAGGACAAAGAGGTTCAACCGAGCCTACTGGAACCTTCCGAGCGTATGACGAAGGTATCGCAGCTGAAGCTGGATCGTCCACTCCATACGAGGAACCTACTTGTATGCTTGATGGAATCCAGAAAACAGATGTTAAGAAGATTCAGCACAAATCGAATCCTCTTCAGATCCTGGCTCAGTACGTGGCACAGTACATGGCTGGTATGAGTAAGACATTTGTATCGAGCATCTTTGATGGTAGCAGAGCAAGCGATCCAAAGAGCGTCAATGGCATCAACACAAGAAGCGATTATAATACGCTGTCTAGTGAGTATGTTTATGACAACGCTGGCGGTAATGCATCTGCAACAGCAAATAAGACTTCGATGTATCTTATCAGTTTTGGTAACATGGACAGGGTTAGTTTCATCTACCCTCAGAACGATGCACCTGGTGCCTTCACGCTTCAGGATCCATCAGTCTCAGGTATGGGTATCAGAGTCAAGGATCTCGGTGAGATACTTACTCAGGATGCTAGTAGTTTGGATTTCATGGCGTTTGTCAGTTATCTTGAATGCCATTTCGGTCTTTGTATCCACGACCCTCGTTATATCCGCAGAGTTGGTAACATCTCTACGACTAATATCGATGGCGTTGATGACTTCAGCTTCGACGAGAACTACATGATCGATGCAATGAATGACATCCCAAGTACTGATCACTGTTTCTGGTATGTGCCTAGAATTCTTAGAGCGCAGATCCGCAAACGTGTGAATGAAAAAGGGAATGTGTTCCATCGTGAGAAAGATCCATTCGGTAACTGGGTCAACATGATTGATGGGATTCCTATCCGTATGGTTGAGCAGATCTCAACGACCCAGGCAACACTGGTTTAATGTAAACAGAAACGAATTTCTTTAAGGAGAAATGAATTATGATGGACACAAAAAATCTTCTATCCGAGGATCAAGCGGTTGAAACTTCAGATGTAAGTGACAACTGTATTGATCTCGGGGCAGCTGACAAGCAACTGGGTATCAATAGATTGATCCTCCATGTTGTTTGTACGACTGCATTCACAGGTCTTGACAGTGGCTTGATCATTCACTTGATCGATGGCACTGGCAATACTACTGGCGAGATCGATGCCGGTGAACGTGAACTCAATAGTACTGGAACTATTGCCCAGGCTGACTTCTTAACAGCTGGTGGACACTGGCAGATACCAGTACCGCCAAAGAAACTGCAACAGTATCTTGGTGCCAGGTATGAGCCGGTATCACAAGCTGGCGTTGCAGGCAAGTTTACTTCGTGGTTCAGTGAAGTACCTGAATCGGAAGTAGTATAAAGTAAATGGGGCAGGCCTCAAAACCTGTCCCTTATCTTAGTTTTTTAGGAGACTAATCAAATGAAACTAGTAACGATTTTTTTAATGTTGTTTGTGTTGATGGCTTTGTGCGTAACTGCGCAGGCTGATGCTACTGCTTACAACATTAGTGTAAAACCTAATGCCAATTGGCTGTCAGGATCTGTGACTAAGGATACAGCTTGGCACTGGATGAATGCCATTGACCAGCTGGTTGAGCTTGGTATCAATGTAGGGACGGGCAGTGTTTATTATGTAGACAGTGGACTATCTTCAGCGGGCGATGGATCTAGCTGGACTAACGCTGTAGCTACACTTGACGATGCGGTAGATCTCTGCACTGCTAGCGCCGGTGATGTAATCTTAATTGCTCAAGGTCATACTGAAACTATGGGAGCAGCTGCCAATGAAGTCGATATTGATGTAGCGGGTGTAACTGTAATTGGTCTTGGCAATGGTGGCTTGCAACCGAAGTTTGACTTCACAGGCACTGTTACTGGAGCCTTTGCTATTGGTGCCGACAATGTTACTGTTGTCAACCTTAACTTCCATGCGAATATCACTGATGTTAATGAAGCGATAGATATTGAGGCTGGATCTTCAGGAGTGACCATTGCTAACTGCCGGTTTGATCTTGAAGCTTCAGGAACCGATGACTTCCTTGAGTGCATAGATTCTCCAGGTGCTGCATCTGACAGGCTTACAATAGTTGGCTGCTATTTTGATATGGGAGCTGGTGCTTGTAACGCTGCTATGAGTATTAAAGACAGCGACAACATGGTGATTAAGGGCAATACATCATTTGGTGATTATGCAGTTGCTAATATCAATCAGATAACAACTGCAAGTAACTTCATAGTTATCAAGGACAATCTATTGTTCAATGGTACTATTGGCGGTAACACCGGACTCAATGCTCAGCCAGGAATTGAGGTTGTTGCGACCACTACAGGTTTTATTAGTGGGAACTACATTGTTTGTAATCTTGCGACTAAAGCTGCTTCTGTTGTTGCTGCAGACATGTATCTATTTGAGAATTACTATAATGAAGATGAAGGAAGTGCTGCTACAGGTGGCATTATTGGTGCTGCTTCTGCTGATGATGGTGGTTAATATTAACGAGGCGGGTATACTCTGCTCGCCTCATTTTTTGTACGAAAGGTATATAAGAATGAAAAAGCTAATTGTTTTTTTGATTATAATAATAGTGACAGCTTCATTTGCCTTACCACTCGATACTTATCATTCTAGTTGGCATATGGTTCGTGCTACAGCTGATGAGGATGGTGCAACATTTGCTGCTGTTTACGACCTGACAACTGACGGTGACTTTGCAAGTAAGGATAGCAATACCGTAGCTCTTGGCGGCCCCTTCAGGATACTCTCAACTAATAAAGATGAGACAATCAGTGAGGGTTATTCGGCAGGCAGCCGGTGGATGTTTGCGATCTGTGGTAAGTGTTACAATGGGGTTAACGATACATTCAGCTATGACATTGTTGGTTGGTCTAAGACCAATGGAATGCTTCAGCACATAGCAGGTGGTACAGGTATCTTAGGTACTCAGTCAGTTGTTAAGTATCCACATGACGGGTCAGATGCATTAGGTAGCGATGTCTCAGTATCTGATGCTAATTATGTTCATACTGGTGATGTATTTACAGTGACTGATGGTGGGTTCTCTGGTGCGGTAGTTGGGATGATGGCTTATGTGACAAGTCCCAATGAGGGTAATCTTACGTCAGGTTTCTATCCTATAACCGCTGTGACGGATGCAAATAACATTACAATGACAGCAGCTACGTCAACAGCAGACATTGCAACCACTACTGTGAAGGTAGATATCAATCCTGCGTTTTGGGCTGATACAATTGTAATCACCGCATTAACCAAGTGGCCTCTAGATGTTGATGGCGATGGCGCAAATCCAATGGTATACAATTCCACTACCAATGAGGTTGCTGTAATTGTATTGGACTTGACTGGCATTGAGTGGTTACAGTTTATTATCTATGATGCGGATGCCGCCACTGGTGAGCAGGCAGGAGACTTGACAGTTTACGGCAGAAGATACTAATTATGTAAGGAGTTGACACATGTTCACCAAGTTAGAAATACTTAATGCCGGTTTGTTGTTAGTTGGCGCAGAGCCTATGACTTCTCTTACTGATAAATCACCTGAAGGAAAGAAAGCATTAGCGGTCTATCCATTTGCCCGGCAGGAAGCTTTTGCTTTTCCAACTGACTGGTGCTTCTGCACATCCAGGACAACAATTGCGAATAGATCAGAGACTCCTACAAGTGGTTACAGTTATATGTATAACATACCTACTGATTGCATAAGGCCTATCGCTGTGGTTGACTCTACTGATGATAATGAAGAGAAGAAATTCCGCAGGGAAGTCTTTATTGATAGTAGGAACAGGCAGGTTGATGTTCTGTTGACAGATGACACAAGCCCTATCTATTTGCGGTACATTTTGTTCAGGGAGAACGAAAGCTGTTATCCAGCTTACTTTGCTAAGTTGATCTCTACGATCATTGGCTATCTGCTCGCTGAACCACTCAAGAGAGATAAGACAAAGACGAAGAATCTCTTTGAGGCAGTCAAGGATGCGATGTATGTTGCGCAGGAATCAAACGCAATGGAGCTTGGTTATGACGAAAGAAAAGGTACATCTGTTGATGATCTAGTAAATAATGCAATGGGTAATCTGAGTCAAACAACTACTATCTTGAGGACGGTGTAATGAAAAGATTGTTCGCTCTACTCTTAATAGCTTCTTGCTTGCCAGCTGCTACCTTGCATGACAGGGACTTCACTGATGAGGCGAACAAGATGCAACACAGAACTATTGCAGATTTTGATCTTATACCTGGTACGTCTGAAGGACAGATGCTTTACTGGGATGTTGATACATGGCAGTTTTCTGACGTTAGTAAGTTATTTTGGGATGAAGATTCAAGTGTACTTATGGTCAATGAGCTAAGTTTGACAACTAAGCTTGACATATCAGACTATACTAACCTAACAGCTACATCTCCAATTGACTTGACAGGTGACAATCTATCCTTTGTTGCATCAGCTATACCATCGGATCCAACAACTACCGGACTAGAAGGACAGATGGCATGGGACGAAAATTACTACTATATCTGTGTATCAACAAACACATGGCGAAGGGTAGCAATATCAGATTGGACACCTGCTGCTAGGTTACTACTTGAAACCGGAGATAAACTTTTATTAGAAAGTGGTGATAATGCTTTACAGGAATAAAACAATACTATTGATCTTACTAATGGCCTCATGCATATTTGCAGCTGATACTAAGGTTACAGATCTTGCTGAACTGACAACTGTTAACAATGCAGATGTTATGTACGTTGTTGACGATGTTGCAGGGACTGCCACTTCTAAAAAGATAACAGTTCTTAATATGTTCGACACTATTGACACATCAGCTAAGATGATTGTAATAGTAACAGACGAGACTGGAACGGGTGCATTATGTTTTGCAACCGCCCCGACATTCACAACTAGCATAACCATTGATGCTGCTACAGTCACCGCTACTAAGGTAGGTCAGTGGGATACGGCTTACGGTTGGGGTGACTGGTCAGGTCAGGGATTTTTGGCAAGTAGTGATATAAATACATTCGCAGAAATAGATTCTGTGGTAGCTGACAAAGCTCTTGTGAATAAGGCTGATGGCGCAGTTTGGTTAGGGGTGCATGATTTGGGCGGTGCAACTTCCGTAGAGCTTCCTAATGGCACTGACCCTGACGTTGATGCTCTTGGTGAGGTTTCAATTGATACTGACGCTGGCAATGAGCCTAACGATGTTTCTATGCGGTCTTACGATGGCACTAATCAGTTTATGGCATCCCAAAAGATTAAGCATTTGAATATAACCTTAATAGCACCTGCCGATATTGCTGCTGCCGATCTTATTCCAGTGTGGCATAATACTTCTGGTTTCACATTCCACATTGAGGAAATATACGCATGGAGTGATACTGACGATGTTAGCCTTGAGCTTGAAGAAATAACAAGCATGACTGACTTTACGTCACTAACTACAGTACAAGCGGTTGAGATAGCTACTGATGGAACATCTTGTTTTTATTCTACTTATACGGTAATCACGCATGACACTATTGAGACAGACCATTTACTTGCTATTGATTTTGATACGACTGATGAACCTGAATATGTAAAGTTAACTATAACCGGCTGGTTTGATGCCAATGTTGATTAGGAAAAATATGAGAAAAACTATAATTTTATTGATATTACTTATGGCGTGTTTTACTTGTGCAGCTGATTTAGTAATGTTTGCAGGGGGCACTGGTGATCAGACAGGAACTCCTATTCCTGGTGTTGTTACAAAAACTGCCTGGGACGCGGGTAATCCGTCTGATTTTATGGACGCAAATGGTTTGCCACTGGTTACTTTAGCTGCTGCGAATGTAGAATATTTTGCAGGTGGTTCAAGGGTTTCTGGAGATTTTTCTGGTGTTACTGTTGGAACATATATTTTTCTTACAAGAGTAACGGGGAATAATCCGCCATATGGATATTATAAGATTACAGATAATGGAAGTGGTGCTGATTGTACTATAGACAATGGTTACCTTGCGGAGTTGGGTGGTATTGTTGAGGATGGCACTTTCGATGTTTCCGTTGGTGGTGCTGCTAATAAAGGTTCTGTAATATTAAGCATAGAAAATTGTGACGACTATATTAGCTCCCATATTGACGCAGCAAGCTATTCGGTTGATGTACTCTTTAATAAAGATGAGACTGCGACAGGTGCGGTTTCAATGCTCGCAAATTCAACATTGACCGGTCGTTTGCGATACGTCGGGACAACATATGACGGTGAAACTGCTGATAACTGTTTTCAGCCGATAGATGAGACTACAGCCAACCTGATCGACGAAGATGATATGCCGACTATCAATATGGCCGCTTATGTTTTCACGCTTGGAAGTGGCGGAACCACAAGTTTAAGAGTCGAATATAAGCATATAAAATGGACAGGGATAAATACGACCAATGTTGTCTATGGTAATAGAAGCAACGGATTGTTATTACGTCAATGTGTAATAAATAATACTTCGACAAGTTCATCATCTGCCTGTGCTATCTATCCTAAAAGAACCACCCTGATTAATTGCAAGATAAGCTCAATGGGAACGCTTGCGACTGAAGGTGCCGTAAAAACAGAGTATACAAATATGCAAGGCTGTTTTATTTTTGCCAATCAATGCAGAGGGGTAGATTTAAACGGAAGCTATGACTGCGGGATCAGCAATTGCATAATTACAGCAGGCGAGAGTAATACTGCTGCTGGCGTTTATATCAGTTCACTTGCAAGTACAGCTTCATCAAGCTGTTTCAGCAACTGTATAATTCGTAATTTTAAGACGGGATTTCATTTTGACACATTGCCAGATGTGGCGGACATCCACAGGATATGTGTTTTCAATAATATAATATGGGGTAATAACGCATCAGGTGCTTACGGGATTTACAATAACGGGATAGCAACAAATAAAACTTGTGCTTATCTTTTTAATAATTTTATCGGCAACGTCGATGCAAATGAAAGCAACTGGGCAAGCTATGATCTCGGAACAATAAGCCTGTCAGCATGTCCGTTCTTAAATGCTGGTGGTTCATACTCACTGTCAACTGATTTTTATTTAAATGACACTGCCGGCGGCGGGGCTTTAATTAAAAATAAAATGGTGCCGATGAGTTACGGATTTGATGGCACGCAGGATAATTTTTCTAATATTATATCAGCAGAATCGGCTGGAGGCAGTTCGGGTGGTGGTGGTGTAATGGTAACTGTGGACTAATGGCAAAGAAAGCGACTATGAAAAAACTGATATTATTTTTAATTCTGTCAAGTGTTTACACTTCGGCCTTTGCGCATGTAGGCGTGATCAACTCATTTAATGCAGGTGAGTTATCACCTTTGTTGGAGGGTAGAACAGATATTGCCAAGTATTACAGTGGTTGCAGAACTCTTGAGAATATGTTCTGCTTCTCTTATGGCGGTACTACCAGAAGACCCGGTACAAAATACATTACCACTGCTAAAAACTCATCGGTACCCTGTAGGCTTGCTTCATTTGAGTACTCCCAGTTGCAGGCTTATATAATTGAGTTTGGGCATGAGTATGCTCGGTTCTATAAAGACGGTGGCCAGATCCTTGACGGAGCAGCTGCTTATGAGATCACTACGCCTTATGACGGCAATGATGTATTTGAGTTGCAGATGATCCAATCAGCTGACACATTCTATATTGTCCACTCAGATTACCCACCAGCCAAGCTAACTCGGTCAGGCCATACTGACTGGTCATTAACTGAGATCGAGTTTGAGCGAGGCCCCTTCCTTGACGAGAATAGCACTGACACTACGGTCACAACAGAAGGTTACATCATAACAGGTGTTAACATCACTAAAGATACTTTTACAATTTACAGTGCTACAGATATTAATACTGTTTTCACTGACGCTAAGACATTTCAGGTTTTTGGATCTACCGGCAATGACGGTACATGGACAGTTGAGAGTGTTGCCTATAGTTCTCCAAACTTCATAGTCACAGTAACAGGCAATATTACAAATGCAGTTGTTGACGGTGATATTGTGGTTGTTGATGGGGCTGTTACACTCATATCATCTGATGATCTGTGGACAGCTGATCATGTTGGTGCGATCTGGGGTATCAATCATATCCAGGAGTCGGAATCAATTGAGGGGACATTTTCAGCGGTTGGCGTTTCAGATACTCTTGTAATGCAATATGGCCGAAGCTACGTCTTTAGCACTCATGGCACTTGGACTGGAACTGTTATACTCCAGAGATCTTTTGATGGTGGCTCACAGTGGGAAGATGCTTATACCACACACTATGAAGGCGATGGTAATATCACCTATCCAGACGATGAGATTGTTGACGATGCAATCTATCGTGTTAGAATGTCTGATTATACATCAGGATCTCTAAGATATTCCCTGGTAGCGAAGAGCATTAAGGTTACGATGGTAGCAAAGATAACAGCAATTACTGATGCCAATGAGGTTACTGCAATAGTTAAGACTGCACCTGGCGGGATCACAGCATCGAAGTTATGGTCAGAAGGTGCATGGAGTCCAAGCCAGGGATATCCATCAGCGATATCATTCTACGAGGAGAGACTAGTTTTAGCAGGAACTGAAGAGCTACCACAAACAATATGGTTCTCTCAGACAGCTGACTGGGAAAACTTCCTGATCGGCAGTAATGACTCAGATGCTCTGATATATGAGATCGCATCTGATCAGGTAGATGTCATCAGGTGGATTGTTCCTCAAGACTGGTTGCTTATTGGCACTAATTCAGCTGAATGGAAGATAGGATCTGGTTCATCTGATGAAGCACTCACACCAACCAAAGTATCCGTAAGAAGGCAGTCCAGTTACGGTTCTGATATGATACAGCCGGTAACAGTTGACAACGTGGTTTTATATGTCCAAAGGCAGGGCAAGAAAGCAAGGGAGCTTGTTTTCTCTTACGACCAGGATGCATTCGTTTCTCCAGACTTGACAGTTCTATCAGAACATGTAACAGGCCAGGGTATCACTCAGATCGCTTTTCAGAAGACACCCGACCCTATTCTATGGTGTTGCACTTCAGACGGTTATATCGCAACTATGACGTATAAGAGAAGTCAGGATGTTATTGGCTGGTCAAGACAGATCCTCGATGGAGATGTTGAATCTATTGCAGTGATTCCAGGTGATGGTGAAGATGAAGTTTGGATATCAATTGAGAGAGAGATAAACGGATCCACAGTTCGGTATATAGAGCAATTTCAGCCAAGAGACTGGGGAACTGATCAGAGCGATATGTTTTTTGTTGACTCTGGGTTGTCCTTTGACGGCGGTAGTGCCGCTACAATCACTGGTATTACCCAAGCTTATCCAGCTGTTGTCACGGCAGCATCTCATGGTTTTAGCGATGGCGATCAAGTCAGGTTTGAGTCTGTTGCCGGGATGACTGAGCTTAACTGTCAAGTGTTTACAGTTGACGATGCCACAACTAATACATTTAGCCTTGAAGATAAGACTGGCGCTGTTGATATCAATAGTGTTGACTTTACAGCTTACACTTTAGGAGGGTCTGTATATCAAGTAGAGAATCGCTTCACAACTCTAAGTCATCTTGAAGGTGAAGATGTTCAGGTACTGGGTGACTCTGCTTATGCGGGAACATACGAGGTTTCTGGCGGTATCATAACACTTGACGATTATTACAATAAAGTTGTTGCAGGTTTGGGTTATATCAGTAAGCTAAAACCTATGAGATTAGAGGTCAAAGCAAATCAGGGTGTAGCGAATGCGGTTGTTAGGATAACAGAGCTTGGTGTCAAGTTTTATAAAACAGTTGGAGCAGAGTATGGCCCTGACTTTGATAACCTAACGCCATTCATTTTTCGTGATGCAGAAGATCGTATTGATGAAGCTGTGCCAATTTATACTGGCGATAAATATGGATTCTTTGAAGGATCTTATACGAGAGATTCTTCGATATGTATTGAACAGAATATACCATTGCCAATGTCGGTAATAGAGTTAATTCCAGATTTTGAAGTGAGGCCATAATGCTTTTACCTTTTAGAGAATTTAAAGCTGAAGATCTTGAGATACTTATTCCCAACTCGATTGATCCAGAGATGATAGAAACTCCAGTTCCTCATCGTAAGATATGGGGCGAATTCCTGCAAAAGACATCGGTTGCTTATACTGGTTGCTTTGAGGGCATCCCAATCATGGCAGCTGGTATTCGGATTGTTAACCCTATAACAAAAAAAGGTGAGGCATGGACTTATTTTACTAGAGAAGCACAGATGGTAAAGTTTTCTGTGATGAGATCTTATAAGCTAATGTTTAAGTATGTACTGGAGGCTTGTGATTTTAAGACAGTTAGGGCTTCAGTAAGGATAGGTTTACCAGGAGCAGATACGCTTGTCAGGCATATGGGCTTAAAGAGGGTGAGAACAATGATAAACGGGACGCACGACTATTATGTTTTGAAGGTGGACAAATGAAATATCTAAGATTGATTTTACTATTGGCATTTTTAATCCTAGTGGTTACAAACAGCTCTGCTTCAAAGCATGAGGATGGTTTACAAACAGCAGAACCTATTACGTTAACAACAATATTAGCGATTTCAGCAATTTCAGCAACAGCAGTTTCAACTGGTATCTCAATGCAGGCTCAGAGGCAACAGAATAAAGCTGCATCGGCAACAGCTAAGTATAATGCTGCACTTGCCCAGAGGAAAGCAGACGAAGAACGAAAGATGGGATTGATTAAAGCTGAAGCGAGGCGCAAGCAGACTCAGCGATTGATGTCAAGTCAGCGAGCTGGGTATGCAAAAGCTGGTGTCACTACAGCAGGAACGCCATTGACAGTTGGTCTTGAAACTGCTAAAAATGAAGCACTCAATGCACTGATGATAAATAGAGAAGGTGAGAATGCTGCAAGGGGTTATGAGGCAGAAGCATCAGCATTCAATGCACAGGCCTCTAATATTAAATCAGCTGGCAGGCTGGCAGTTGGCGCAGAGTTGTTTGGTGGTATCGGATCTATTGCATCAATGTCAACTGATCTTGACTTTACCAACACA